TAGATAAGGAGAAGTAATATGAAAGGTCAAACACATGGCGGTAAAGGTAGTGCAGCTCGTGACGTAGACAGTAAGGCTTACGGTAATAACTTTGATAGAATCTTCTGCTCGAAATCAAACGGTGAGCACGACCAAGAAAAAGAAATAGATCCAGTAACATCTACTGACTTCGGTCACACTAACTGGCGACCAGCTAACGGAGGATTAGCTAGACCTTATACACTGCATGGTTGTGAATATCTTCTTATGTATAATTTACAGACTGGTAAGGAAGACATCTTTAATATAACCGAAGATAGGTTTGAAACAATGGAAGAGTATTGTGCTAGGAGGTAGGAAGGCTTGGAGGTTATGGGCTTTAAGCCTCGGTGAAAGAGCAGGGGATAGTGATAAGGAAGCAGACACAGTTGCACTAATAAGAACTTTGTTAGCTGTAATAAATGTCTTGACTTGCTTCCTTATATCATGTAACATACTACATCAATGGGGGATTATATAATGATAGAGACAGGCTTAGAACATTCAATAGGTAACATTGTTAATTGGCATTTCGAACGTAACTTAATTGCAGGTTCAGATGACAAGCAACAAGTATTAAAATTAATTCAGGAGGTAGGTGAGCTATCAGATAGTATATGTAAAAGTGCATGTCCCATTGACGACATCGGTGACATCATTGTAGTGTTAGTTAATATAGCAGAACGTAATGACATTTCAATTAAGGATTGTGTTGACCACGCTTACAACGACATTAAAGATCGTAAAGGTATGATGGTTGACGGCATCTTTATTAAAGAGTCTGACAACTTCGATCCCGATAGTATCGGAAACAAATAAACCAATTGGAGAAACAACATGAAAGCATTAGCATTAGTAAGTGTATTATTTTTAGCAGCTTGTAGTTCAGAAGATAAAGCACCACGAGTCGTAGAAGTTTTTGAACCGGCACCTATGCCAGTTAAGATTGAGATCGTTGAGACTAAAGCTGGCCCGTTAGTCATAGACAGCACACCAGAACCTGTTGTCGTAGTAGTAGAAACTGTACCAGAACCTGTTGAGGTAGAGGTAGTAGAGCCTACACCAGAACCTGTTGAGGTAGAAGTAGAGGTGCAATTAGAACCTGCACCAGTAGTTGAAGAGACAGTAGAAATAGTAGTTGACAACACATACCAAATGTGATATACTCCACCCCTAAATTATTCAACAACCAATGAGGAAAATAGCATGGCGATTTTAGAAGGTACTGCATACTGGGTAAGTGCAACAACTCCGAACACTACGTTCGAGCCAGTGTACTCTGTAAACTTAGTAGTGGCTGATGATGTAGCTGAGAAGTTTCAGCAAGAAGGTTTTACTATTAAACAAATGGATGAAGGCCCAGCAATTGTTATTAAACGTAAGGTCAACGGCCCGTCAGGTATGATCCGACCTGCACCTAAAGTCTTTGACAAAGCTAAGAACCAATTGGATTGCACCATTGGTAACGGCTCACAAGTTAAGGTACAGTACAAGGCTTGGGAATCGCAATGGAAAGGTAAGACCTTTAAGGGTTTAGACTTTCAAGCAATGCAAGTTCTTAATTTAGTAGAAGTAGGATCACCCGATGGAGCTGAGTTCGACAGCTTCGATGACGCAGATATGGAAGGAGAATTTTAATGAATGTTTTAAATGTAGAAGGTGTCACTTACGACATAGATAAGTTAGATAAAGAAACGCAGATCGCTTGTGTACTTTTAAGTAAGGTGCAAGGTAATATTCAGGAAGCTACTATGGATCTTGATATTCTAACAGCGGCCTTGCTTCAACTAACTGAGAAAGTTAAAGATGAGTTGACCAATGACGCTATCGTAGAAGAGGAAGATGTACCAACCGAAGACTAACACCCTCACCCTAAACTAAGGAACCATTATGGGATTCGTACTTCATAACCAACCCTGCCACGATTGTGGTGGGAGCGATCCAGTCTCAGTAAACGATGACGGATCTGCTAAATGTTTTAGCTGCAATAAATATTTTAGGGACTATAGTACATCGGACGTACAACAACCGAAAGAGGATAACATCATCGAGTTTACTGTACAGAGTAACCATAGTAACGATGGCTTCGCACCATCCCGTAACTTTAATGCACTAACAGATAGAGGTATTAGTTTAGACACAGCTAAGAAGTATGGCGTTAAGAGTAAGATGCACAACGGTAAGATTGTAGATCACGATTACCCTTACTATATTAAGGGCGACGAGGCTGCATCTAAAATCCGTAAGGCAAACAAAGAGTTCATGTGGACTTCATCACCAAAGGGAGTTGGTCTTTTCGGAGAGCAGCTATTTAAAACAGGCGGTAAATTTATTACACTCGTTGAGGGCGAGTGTGATGCCATGGCCGCTTATGAATTACTAGGTAGCAAGTGGCCTGTTGTATCCATAAAGTCTGGTGCAGCAGGTGGTGCTGGAGATGTTAAGAATAGCTTAGAGTTCTTAGAGTCTTTCGACACTGTAGTTATTTGTTTCGACTCTGACACAGCAGGTAAGGATGGAGCTAGAGCAGTTGCTAAACTCCTCACCCCCAACAAAGCTAAGATCATGACGCTGCCAGAGGGTGTCAAAGATCCTAATGATATGCTCAGAGATCGTAAGCACTCAACGTTTGTCAATTGTTTCTGGGATGCTAAGGTCTATACCCCAACAGGTATCATGAACTTATCCAACCAGCTAGATGAGTACAAACGTTTACGTACAGAAACCTTACCGTCTATCCCGTATCCTTGGCGTGGTCTTAACGACAAGCTAGAAGGTATGAGAGCCGGTGAGCTTATTACTTTGACAGGCGGCACTGGTCTTGGTAAGTCTTCTGTGACACGAGAGCTAGAGCATTGGCTTATCAATCAGACTGACGACAACGTAGGTATCGTAGCTCTTGAAGAGAACTGGATGCGTACTGCTGAGGGTATCATGGCTGTTGAAGCTAACGCCAAGCTACACTTAGACAGCGTTAAGAATGATATAGGTGATGAGCAGCTCGAACGTTATTACCGCAAGGTCTTCATGGGAGAGAACGAGGGACGTGTTTGGATTCATGCTCACCTTGGTGTTACTCACTTAGATGACATCTTCAGTAAGCTACGCTACCTGATCGTTGGTTTAGATTGTAAGTGGGTAGTAGTTGATCACCTTCACATGTTAGTTCTTCAAGCCTTAGAGGGTGACGAACGTAAAGCTATTGATAGTATTATGCACAGGCTTAGATGTCTTGTAGAAGAGACAGGTGTATGTATGATTCTTGTATCTCACCTTCGTAGAGTAGAGGGTAACAGAGGACACGAGAACGGTATCGAGACAGGCTTGTCACACCTTAGAGGTTCACAGTCTATTGCACAGCTAAGTGATTGTGTAATTGGACTGGAAAGAAACCAGCAATCAGACGATGAGATAGAGGCATCGACCACCAAAGTTCGAGTTCTAAAGTCGAGATACACTGGTAACGTTGGTCTTGCTACAAGCTTGCAATACGATCAACAAACTGGTAGACTTAACGAAGTAGATGACTACGACCCCGATGAATTCACAGGTGAGGATGAGCTATGAGATTAGTATTTGATATAGAAGCTGACGGACTTGATCCCACTATGATACATTGCATCGTAGCCATTGACCCCGATACCAAAGAAGTTTATAAGTATGACCCGTCACAACTTCAAGAGGGCTTAAATCTATTAGCCTCTGCTGATAAGTTGATTGGTCATAACATTATAGGCTACGACATCCCAGCTATTGAGAAGGTAACAGGTCTCAATTTGAGCCACATCCAACTTGTAGACACCCTAGTTTTGTCAAGATTGTTTAAGCCAACTCGTGAGGGTGGACATGGCTTAGAGTCTTGGGGCTACCGCCTGAAGTTTAACAAGGGTGACTACGGTCAGAGTGAGGGAGCATGGGACAAGTACACACCAGAGATGTTAGAGTATTGTGTCAATGACGTTGAGCTTAACGTTAAAGTTTACAACGCTCTCAAGTTTGAGTCAAAGGGATTCACTGCCCAGTCAGTACGACTAGAGCATGAGGTCGCTAAGATTATAGACTTACAAAAGCGTAATGGTTTTCTACTCGACGTTGAGAAGGCTACGAAGTTAGTAGCTATGTTCGAAGAGAAGCTGGCTAACTTAGTTGTACAAGTCCAAGAAGTTTTCAAACCTAAAGTTATTATCCAGATGCTTACTGGTCAGCTCACTGCTGCTGGTAAAGTTTCTAAGATGAGTAAGGATCAACACGACAAAGGTGTTCGCTTAACTGAAGAGGAGTACACATCTATGTGTGACATAGGTGCTAAGGGCATCATTGAACGTAGGACTTACATTGAGTTTAACTTGGGGTCACGTAAACAGATTGGTGAGTACCTGATTGAGTTTGGTTGGAAGCCTAAGAAGCATACACCTACAGGACAGCCCATTGTTGATGAGACTACACTTAGTAAGTTGACAAAAATACCACAAGCAGGGTTGATTGCTGAGTACTTAATGCTTCAGAAGCGATTAGCTCAGGTCAACAGTTGGTTAAAAGAAATGACTGATGACTCAAGAGTACATGGCTACGTCAATCCTAACGGCGCTGTGACAGGACGTATGACACACTCACATCCTAACATGGCACAGGTTCCTAGCTCTAACTCTCCTTACGGTGAGGAGTGTCGGGGCTGTTGGGTTGTCCCACCTAAACATAAACTCGTAGGTATCGATGCTTCTGGGTTAGAACTTCGAATGCTTGCACACTATATGAACGACGAGGAGTATACAAATGAGATCCTTAACGGAGACATTCACTCAGCCAATCAGCGACTTGCTGGGTTGGAATCACGAAATCAGGCAAAGACTTTCATATATGCACTCTTATACGGAGCAGGAGATGCAAAACTTGGAACAGTGGTTGGACGAGGCAGAGACGCTGGCACGAAACTTAGAAGACAATTCTTTGATAATCTGCCATCATTTAAAGCTCTTACGACACGAGTTCAAAGCCAAGCTAAAGGCGGATTCCTCAAAGGCTTAGACGGTCGTAAGCT